CAATCAAGTGCAGGGAATTAAAGCAAAGGAAGAGCCTCAATTAACATTTGCGGAAGTATACCGGAAATTCAATGTTAAAAAGTTTGGGCATGAATACGATGCAAAAAAAGTAAAACGCACCAGCTTGGAATATACGCTACGCGCAGGATTCAAGAACTCTGCTGCCCTACACAACAGAATTTTCGCAAAGCTTGTTACAGACGATCTGCAGGAAGTAATGGACGCTTGTCCGCTCAGACACGCCAGCATAGAACACATCAAAAATCTATACTACCACATGTACAAGTATGCTATGGCAAACAATTTATGTACAAAAGATTATTCATCTTATGTCGAAATCACACAGGATGAAAACACATGGAGTGCTCCTGCCTGACAAAATCGATATATTCCGGGACAAGATGTATACTCAACTGACCACACTTGGAATTGAAAAACATACTCCCCATGATTGCCGGCACACATTTTCAAGGCTGTTTGAAAAATATAAAGTCATGGAAAATGATCGTAAAAGGATGCTCGGTCATAAGATAGGTGATGTCACAAATGACACATATGGTCACCGGACATTGGAAGACTTAAGAAACGAGATTGAAAAAATAGAAATGGATTTGTTGTAA